CTGAAGACCGGCGACGCTTGGAGTGCACGGTTCAAGAAGCCCGAGGTGGCCGCAAGCGAGGCACCGCTGAACACCCCGCACAACAGGGCGTTCATGGCCGAGCTTCGCGAGCGCCGCGAGCGCGCCGAGGCCGAAATCAAGATGGTTCAGGCGATGAACGATGAAATCGCGATGAAGAATGCGGAAGCCGCCCGGCTGAAGAACGCGACGGACAACGATGGATTGCGCTGCATCAACGGCGTCGCGTTTCGACGGATTCCAGGAGGATGGGAGAACGTGCCGGGCGCAACCTGCCCCTGATGGGCTAGACCTTACGGCTTCGCTCTCGCGCGAACGCCCGATCCATCCATCGGGCGACCCAGTAGTGAATATCGAAGTATCGGCGCAGGCTCATGGCCGCAGTATAGGCACCAGCAGCCCTATGCACGCAAGGTGGGCCACGTAGTAGCCGTAGAACGCCCACCGCCCACGCGGGACCGGGCACGCCGTGTGGGATAGCCCCACTGCCACCGGAATAGCCACCAACGCCCATAGATTGCCGTTGAAGGCGCACAGGGGCGCGAACGCCGCCAAGGTCAACAGAGGCCGCCCTGTGCGGAATCCCAGCCATGCCAGAAGGACGAACCCTACCCCGGCCCACTGGTAGTCCACGAATGCCGGCAGCACAGCCGCGGCGAATGCCAGAACGATCCAGTTTCGCTGGCCGGCCGCGTAGACCGCCGCAGCACACAGAGCGAAGGTGAGTAGGATGTTCAGCGGCAACCAGTAGCCGAACGTGAGCGCGTGCACAGGCTGCGCGATGGCGCCCCACAGGACGAGCCTACGAACGGACTTGACCACATCTGCGCGGGGCTGGGCGAGGTTGTACGCCATCACCAGCGCGAACAGCGGGAAGGCCACCCGCCCCGCTTCGCTGAGTCCAAGCACGTACCCGCCATAGATCACCTTGGCAACGTGATCCCCGGTCATCAAGATCACGGCCAACCACTTCAGCAATTCGCGTGCGCTGCTGGTCACAGCTTGTTCGGCCCCGGCGCCGTGGTCATGTAGGAATCAGATCGATAGGACGGCGACTCTGGAAACGTGCCCATGGAGCGTTCAACGTGCTGGGCAACACCCCCGACACGTCCCGTTGCTGCACCCGGCCGAGATCGATCGAGATCCTCAACACGCTGGGTGCTACGTTCTTCTGAGCGCTCCCGATACGGGTTGTAGACAGGACCGTTGCGAGCCAGCGTGCGGCATTCCGGCTGACTCAACTCATATGCGGTGCCCTGCTCCGTCAGACACCGGCAACTGGCCTCCTGTCGCACGCCCTGCGCATCCAGCCCTTCCAGCGACGACATACACACCAACTGCGGATCCGAACGCGCCTGCCGCTCATCAAAGACCGGCGCTGTCCAGGGCATGGTACTGATGCGCGGCAGATGATCCTTGGCATATGCAGCGGCAGTCGGCCAACGCGGCGCATCTTCCTTGGCTCCCGCTGGACGGAAGGGCGAAGGGGCCGCATCGGCTAACGCCGATTGCGTCCCCTCTTTCCCCTCGCCACCGACGAAGCTGGAGGGACGAAGCGACGTGTATGCCAGATAGGCGAAAACGATGGCAGCAACCGCCAGCACCGGCAACAGCATCACCTTGAAGGGAATGCGGGCCTTGATCGTGTGTACCTCAGCGGACTTGTATTGACCGAAGACCTGCGAGGGCAGCAACCGGGTCGTGCGCTGTGCCATGTCGCGCTTCGCCAGCGACTTGATTTCTTCGTTCAACTCACCCCAGCGGTACACGTCGAGCATCTTTGTGCCGAAGCGACGAACCACATGTGCATGCGAACCGATCAGGCCACGCACGAACGGATACAGCTGGTTCGGCTGCTGCGTGGTCCATACGAAGTCCAGGCCACGATGGCGATGCTCAGCCAGCTCGAGAACATGGCGCGGCGTCTGCTGGCGAGTTGCATCATGCAGGTGGCCGAACCACTTCCACGCTTCATCAACGAAGATGAGCGAGCCGTCAGGAACAAGGTAATTCCCATCCGAATCTTTGTTGTTCCAGTGCCGAGGATCATCCAGCACCGTAGCAAGGCCGGGATCAAGTCCATCGATGCCAGCAGCGAATATCGGCCGGCTCGCCGCCTTTGCTTCCGCGACAAGGCGCTCCATCATCAGCGCCGTTTTGCCATTGCCCGGCTGACCGGTGAAGAGTTCGATAGGCATGTCAAGTCCGCTTCGTCAGGAACGTTTTTGCGGCACCCACGGCGAACTTCGCGGTCGCCGCCGAGGCAATCATGGTGCAGGCCACGTCGAACTTCATGAGTCCCGCGTAAGCAACGACTAGTGCGCCGAACTCACCGCCGGGCGCACCTGCGCGCATCGCCTGTTCCATCTGATCAATCCAAGGCTGCACCAAGAATTCGTTGGTTGCCCAGGACAAACCCAGCCATACCATGGCCTCTGCAACCCATGGGCCCCACTTGGAGCGGAACAGTGCTGCAAGGGCGGTCAGCAGCGTGCTGATGAGCATTGGCATGATCAGGCGTCCTTAGATGCGATGATGCGGAGCGAGGCCAGAGCGGCAAGCCCCATTACGAAGTAGCTACCGAGAATCAGCCAGTTGCAGAGCGGCGCTGTGTTGATCTGGACGACATTTCCGAACACTTCGAAGCTGGGCGGCTGCGGGCAGGTACGCCCCCAGCCGTATCCGCCCGTGTCAGGCTTAACCGGCGTGCCGCTGCGCGGCGCCCATACATCGGAGCTCGGCCGATCCGGCGCCGTTGTGACTGCGCCGCCGGTCCCGGTGAGGGCGTCACGAATCGCCTTAACATCGGCATTCTCGCCGCCGCCCCCGTTGCCAGAACCCTGCGCCAGCTTCTCCAACGCGCAGGCAGATCGCCATTGCATGAGCAGCGCGGAGTACTCCATGGCATCGCATTTATCGCCCGTGCAGATCGGCATGGATGCACAGGTGCCACCCGCGATGTTGCGGTTCTTCCGGGTGTTGCAGTCGATGCGCCATTGGATGCGAGCCTGACCGCACATGATGGGCGAGCCGCTGCACGACGGCGGAGCGTTGCAATCGTCGCCGCCACTGAACGACTCATCGGTTACCGGATCCGGCTGTCCATCGTTGTCCGCGTCCTTCTTGCAGGTTCCGTCCTGGCCGCGCACTTCGCCCTTTGCACACTGACCGTCGCCGGGAAGGCACTTGCCATCAGGTGAACGAACCTGCCCTGCCGGGCACTCGTTCTCCTTCTTCTTGCACGTGCCATCCTGCTGTTGCGCCATCCCGTCCGGACAGGGCTCAGGTGCGCACTTGCCAAGCGAATTTGGCTTGGCGCCACCGGGGCACTTGCCTTCGGGTGGTTCGCACACCTTCAGCAGGGAGTTCCAGTAGTAACCATCACCGAACAGCTTGCATTGCTCTTGCTCATCGTCAGGGCACACTGAGCCCATGGCAGCCCAGGTTTTCGTAGAGTCGGCGTTGGAACTCCATACGCCATTGCATCCGTTGCGGCACCCCATACTTCCGTTCTTGGCTGTATGCCCGGATGACCACGGGCCGGTACCTGTGTAGGTGGGCTCCTTCTTGCAGTCCTGAACCCAGTAGAAAGAGCTTGTGTCGCCGGTCCACGGCGTAGTAGTGCCGTTATGTCGCTTGGCGATGTACTCACCATAAAAGCGCCCTACGTTGCCAGCCGATCCAAGGATGTAATTCGGGCAGCGCCGAGAGATGATCTGGACCCAGTTATCCCACGGCAGAGGGTCCCACGCCATACACTCGGCCTTTGCTTCTTCGAGAGTGCATGCAGCAGTCGGACCACACTTGACCGGCATCGGGCCCCTCGCTTGCGCGTCGGCGGGCCACATGCTCATCGCCACAAGCGCGAGAGCGACAAAGACGTGCGCGTATACCCAGCGCATCAGTTGAAGTCCACGAAAATGATCGCGCAGGCCACCAGCCATGCGCACAGCCAAATCCACCCTTCCATCCCAAGCCCCCTACCCTGTCCAGGGCGTTAGAAGACCGGGGGGAGGGAGTCGGCCCTGCCCCCCGGTTGCCGTTACATCGCGCGGCGCACCCACTTGTAGACCTTGATGCCGACCAGCACCAACAGCACAGCAGCGCCGATCTGACCGATGGGACCCAGCGCCGCATTGATGGCCGAAACCACACCGCCCACGTCCACGCCGGTACCACCCGAGGCAAACGCCGGGGTGGATGCAACCGCAGCGGTACCGACAGCCGTCAGCGCGGCGCTCTTGCCCTTCAGGGCCTTCAACATCTTCTGCATGTGTCCTCCTAGGACTGTTCGATTTTTTTGCGAATGAGCCGGAACACGTACGCGACAGCCCACAGGAGCGCGATCTTTGCGCCGATGGCCTGTGCATCCTCAATCGGCAGTTCCGGCAGCAGTGCCGGCTGAGGAATCCAGATCACAGCCGTGCAGGTCCCCGTGGCCGTGTCCAGGTCGGCTTCGCGGCACCCGGGGATCAGCACGGCCATGGCTTACGGCTTCGCCGGTGCGGCTGCGGCCTTCGCCTGCAGCGGAACGAGGTCCACGTAACGCTTCAGGATCAGGTCCCCGTACTGGCTCAGTGCGAACGACTGGGGATCAATGTCGTACTCGCCCGGCGGGTACGGCGGGCGCGAGCCGAGGCCGACACGGAACGGCAGTTCGAAGCCGTTGCCCAAGTCGAGGCCAACGGTCTGCGAACGGTTGATGGTGTTCGTCTTGCTGTTGTGCCGTTCTTCGACGGCAGCGGACTTCACGCGGCAGCTAGGCATAGTTCTTCTCTCACATAGCGATGGAGTGGTTCACCCTTGGAAATGCCGCGAAAACGTCCGGGGTGACCGTCACGGACGACGCGAGCCAGCAGGAAGTCGGTAAACGAATCACCGAACGCTCCATGCAGAACACAGAGGGCCGGGCCTACTTGGCGCTCCATCCAGAGCACCATTGCCTCGGCAGAAACTTCGACGTGCTTGCGGATCGTGCGCAGCCGCGTGCACACGCCCTTGATGAGGTCCTGCAACGCGCTGTACGAACCGCGCAGGTACGCGCCCGGGTTCAACAGCACATCGAGCGGGATTTCCATGTGCTTGCCGTACAGGCGCACTTCCGCACGCACCCAACGCGAGGACGGCAGGCCCTCGGCCTTGCCCTTCTCGTACACGCACAGTTCCTTGTGGCCTTTGCCGCCGACATACAGCGTGCAGCCGGTGTTGTGGCCTTCATCGGAAATGAAGCGGTGACGCGGCGGACACCCGCCTTCGGTAAAGCCGCCCTGAGCTGCAACCTCGCGGAGCGCATGCACGTCCAGGCGTTCGCCTTCGTAGTCGTCGTGCGCGCAGTCAACGCGGGTAATCTTGGCGTCCAGCATGGCGCACTGCTTGTAGACACGCGCCCAGTCACGAATCCACTTGCAGCCCATGCCGGTGAGGCTCAGGCACACGGTGCTTTTCTTGCCGCCAATGCCGACACGCCCGACAACCTCGTTTTCCCGGTCGATCAACACCGCCGACTGCTCGTAGAAGTTCCAGTTCTTCTCACGAATCGCACCGGCAACCACTTCGCCACGAAAACCGAAGATGCGGAACAGCAAGAGGTCCAGCTTCTTGCAGTTAACTTCTTCAAGGGCAGAGAGCGGGACCACAATGGTCAAGTAGTCGATGATTGCGTCTTGCTGACCCTTTTGGCCCGTGTTACTCCCCGGGCCAATCTCCGCCGCCGCCCGCTGCCCCTTTTCACCGGGCGAAAGCGGGGA